TCGGCGGCATCAAAAGCATCTGCCTTGGCTTTCTTGATGTTGTATTCTGCCCGATCCTTCATCTTGCCCTCAATGGTCGCCAGCTTGGACTCACTCCATCGTCCAGTGTCACGCATGTTTTGCCCAATGCCTAGAGCCGTTGCCATGTCGCCCTTATCAAATGCTCGGATCAGCGCACCTTCCATTTTCTCGCTCTCAAGCTCAAACACTTTGCTTGCTGAGGATATTTGAGTGGCAGTCGCTTGCCGCTTAGACCACCGCTCCAGCCGAGTACTAATTGCCATCCTTGCGTCAGGAGATAAGTCTTGCTTCAGCAATGACTCGTTCAATGACTTCATGCGTCCTTCCGCAATTCCGATCCACTTTGTGGTGTCTGGCTCAACTGCAATGTCTGCGGCAATGGCTTGCTCTTCCAGTTCCATTGCCTCGGCTGCATCCAGTTCCTTTAAGTGATTGATGGATTTGTTCCGTTCAATCAAGAGGTTGGTAATTGCCGCGCCTTCACCGGCAATAGCCTGCCCAATGGCACCCACTTGCTGCTCGGCAACGATAAACCCTCGCGGATCGACTTGGGCAACGGCACCTGCTGCACGAATGGATGCGGAGTTGTCGGTGCTTAGACCTTCAATCCCGGCAGATTTCTGGAATCCCCCGAGGTTGGTCGTGGTCTTGGGGAGTTGCTCGTAGGGGATGGGGATGCCTCTTGCCATATCAAATGATGGTGTCGCTTATGTTGCGAATTGGAGTCGAATCTTTGTAGCCCTTGTAGGGAGTGCTGGTGGTCCGGCGGTAGGAATAAGCATCCCGCGCCATGCCGCCAATGCCAGAGATCAGGTTGCCAGTTGCGGCTGAGCGCATGCCAGCAGACTGCGCTCGTTCGCCAAAGAGGTTCAAGCGTGCCTGACTTGCTCCCATGGCAGCGTTGTTCCGTGCCGCAGCAGCAGCAAGCAAGCTCATGCCAACGTCGATGCCTGCGGTCTCGCCCCGGATCGTTTCCAGATCAGCGGAACGGAAGCCCTGACGGCGGGAAATCTCGTCGGCGTAGCGCATCTCCTCTTCGGCCAAGGCTTGTGTCTCGGCACCTTTGACCAGCAGTTCCAGTGGCGATCCAGTTGTGTCCACGATGCCTCGGGATGCGGTAGCTGCACGCTGTTGGGCCAGCATTCTGGCAAAGTCTTCCCTGCTCCTGCGGATGTTATTCTGCGCGTTGCCGCTCTCCCGCTCTGTCTGTGCCCTGATCCCTGCTGCGTTGGCGTAGGCGGCTTGCTGTGCCTTACCCTGCTTGATTGCCTCAAGCTGCGCCTGTGCTGCCTGCATGCTGCCCTGTTGCTGCGCTCCCTGTGTGGCGGCTTGGGCGTTCATCAACGCAAACTGAGCGTTTGTTGCAGCAGCGTTTTGGCTGGCTTGATAAGATACCCCCGCACCAACGCCGGTAGCGACCACCGATCCCACTTTAAAAATAGTGCCCCCAATTTTTGTAATTGCAGCAACTGTTGCTGGATTAAGTGCCATTAATTTGGATTGTAAAAGATTGAGGAGACGTACTGGGTCTCGCCGGACTCAAAGCCCATCTGCCGCAGGATGCGTGCAATGGACGGCAATGTGGTTGCGCGGAAGACTCTAAACTCTGCCGGTGGCTCAACTGACGTCCCGGCCAACCTAATGCAGGCTTGGACTGCCACCTTAAATGCCGCAGTTGATTGCGCCAAGGACAGGCTCGGACGAGAGATTGCGCCCTCCAACATGGCAACGCCAACGCCATAACACTCGTAGCACCACAGCACCACCATTGGGCCGGACTCGTCGCAGACAATCACCCCAAGTGGGGGAAGGATCGCCACTGGAAACGTGGAGGACTCGCGCCAGTTCCACCACTCGGCAACCATGACCGCGTCATCTGGCGTATAAGGCCGGACGGTCAGGTGAGGAAGATCATCGTGCATAGATACCAGTATGGGCTACCACCATCAAAATATTCAAGGGCTGAGCACTGTCGGTGCGAATTTCAAAGTTTGTGCCGTCAAGGAACCCGGCTTGGTGGTAAATGGGTTCTGTCAGTCCAGTGAACAACGGCACTGCCGCGTCCATCGTTGGATTTGGGTTGCGGAACAGGAAGGGCCGGAAAGGGCCAACGTCGCTGTCACCTGTGGACATGGCACCAGATAGGTGCAGCCTGACTCGAAGTTCTGGGGTGCGGTGCTGCAATCCCTGCGCGGTGCCGTCCTGTAGTTGGAGATCGGACAAGAAAGGCTGGATGCGGGACAAGAACGGAAGTCCCACAATCACATGGTCGCCACCACCTGGGAAGTCGTCGTAGTCCAACGTGATTTGCCCGCCAATCACTTTGCGTGGTGCCTGCTCTGCACCGTCCAAGATGACAGAGACCACCGCTCCTTCTAAGTGCCCAAGCCCACTGACCACAAGTGTTGGAAGGACCATCTCTTGCCGGATCGCAGAGTCCAAATACGTCAAAGTCACCCGGTAATCTGCACCGTCGTCCACGGTCGTCCAGTGGTCCGGGGGGAACCGCTCAATAAACCGCTTGGTCACGCCGTCAATCTCGCGCAGGACAGAGAACCAGACCTCGTCAGCATCCTTGTCACCATAGATTGTACAGACTGACTCCACGAATCCACTTGTGGGATGTTGTGCCCATGCGACCACCTCAGACTCCCGCCGGTAGGTGCAGGACAGGAGCATGCCGTCGTTGGTCACTGCCCAGATGATGCTGTCTGGGTTCTGTGCATAACCGAATTGTTTGAACCCGGACTTGGTCATGTGCTCGGAAAGCTGCGTCAGGTCCGGTGCCTTGTACCCTTGCTCGTCGAAGGCAAAGACGTACTCACGCAGTGCCCTGCTGCCACGCTGCACGAACAGGACGACGCTGCCCACCAGTTGTGCCTGTAGGTCAGCACTACCAAACTTGGTTTTCCGCTTGGAGTACGGTGGGTTCGTTGGCGAGATCACGCCGTCACCGCTGTCCAGCAGCCACTCGTCCCCCTCGGTGCCTACGATCAACCCTTCCTGAGAAGCCAGCCAGACAATCGGGTTGGCTTCCTGTGCTGCTACCTGCACAGCATAGGACGAGTCCTCAAAGTCCAGAAGCTGGAAATTGTTAAAGTCGTTGATGGCACTGCCCCAAATCTTCTGCGGTTCTGCGGCGTTGCCTGCAAACGTCAGTCGTTGCTGGTGGATTGCACAAGCCCGAGGATAACCGCGCCGGGTAGACCATGCGCCCTCTGCCCAGTCGAGCGTAGCGGTGGTGGCTTCCAGTGCCTTGATGACGGTCACGTTGGCAACAGTCGATGACGTCACGCCGGTCACCTTGACCAGACCATGGATTGATGGATCGATGGCAGCAAGTTCGGCCCGAGGATCAGGAGTGCCTGTGTGGGAACCGGCAACATACCGCATCCGCATTGCCGTCTCAACGTCTACCGTGCCATTGGCTTGGATGTTGTTATCCTTATCTGCGCCCCATGACCGCAGTGTCTGCCAAGTGCCGTCCACCTTTTGAACCTCAAGGAACAGTTCTCCGGCCCATTTCCCAAAAGTATAAAGCTCCCACGCACCCAGCACCCGCAGTGCCGTTGTAGTAGCCGTTGCCGTCAGCGGAAGCTGTTCTGTAGCCACTGCCCTGCGGTGGGTGATCTGGTAGTAGCTCCCAATGTTCTCGTTGGTGAAGTGGGCAACGGAGCTTGTCAAAGTGCCGCTGCCAGTCGTGACGGAACAGGTCATCGTGCCGGTCGTGTCGTTCAGGTCACGCATGGCTGGCCAATTCCATGCGAAGTCGGCAAGCGTCCAACTGGTGTCGCTGATCCGGCGAAGTTCTTGTGGGTGAAAACTTGGGTGCGTGAAGAAGATTAGGTTGTTCACCTGCACCATCTGGATGCCGAATAGCTGTGCCTCGGTCCATGGGGCGGCAAGCTCAAGCGGCACTCCACCGGACAGCACAAGGGAACCGTCCTTCCAGAAGCGCAGGTATCCATCACCAAGCTCCAACACGAACCGGGATGTGGTGCTGAAGTTGAACGGCAGCAACCGGCACTGCTTCGTGTTGTATTTGGCTTCCCCTAGATACAGCATTCCCGGACGACGACGCACCCCGCCCAGCGTCCGAGGAAGGAAGTTCCGGCATACCCGGCAGGCTTTCTTCAGCGACTCAAGGTCCACGCGACCCATCAGGTCCGGCGTAAGTTCCCCGGCGTTGAATGCATTGGTTAGTATCCGTGCCATTATGGGTAGATTTCAGTGTTGACGGGATCAGGGTAGTTGGGGAACCCAGCACCGTATCTGGCAGAGGTGTAGGAGTCCATGCGCTCGTGGTACGGGATGACTCTTGTCATGGTCTCAGCGGCGTTGGTCTCCTCGGCCCTTGCCCTTGCCGGTGCAGCCAGTGCGTCAAGCATCTGGATGGCAGAGGTCTGGAGAGTAAAGGAAGGAGCAATCGCCTTGGCAAGCTCGTAGCCAAAGAACTCACAAAAGTTGGCATCCCACAGGCTGACCTGCTCCACTCGCCGCAGGTATCGCAGCTTGCATGTGGTCAGGTTGGTCAGCACCTCGGCGCCTTCGACCTCAAACGGCACGCTACCCACGCCGGGAGGACATCCGTTGATCTCCAGCACCCTGAGACAGTCGCTGGGCAACGGATAAGCGTAGGTGTATTCAAACGCCGGAGCGGTCGCAGATGCCGTCAGTTGCATCCGGCGCACCGCGAAATTCCATGGGTACGCACGCATGAGGTTGTCCCGCACTGCGTCAAACATCCGGCGCACATGCTCCGCCGTCACGGTGTTCTCTGACAGGTCTGCGATCCGTGCCATTCCAATATGCCCGAGGGCAAGGTTTGCGAGTGTCGTTTCAGTCATGAGCGTAAATAGCAAAACCCCCGACCCGGCACAAGTCCAGGCCGGGGGCCAACCAATGAACCAATTTTAGCGCTTCTTGCGGTAAGCGATCTCGACGTCGAACGAGGCTCCGGCGTTGGTCGTTGTGACCACCGTAAGGAAGACACGCAGGGCATCAGTCTTGCCAAGGACGGGACGAATAAGGGCGTCATTTGCCACATACGCGACCTTTTCTGCTCCGGTGTAAGACACGGCAGTGGTCAAGTCGGCAGCAGTCCCGGCAGCGTTTACTTTTTGCAGTTTTTTGGTGATGCTAAAAGTGCCAGTCACTTTGCGGTTAAAGCAAAGTTCTGGGATGATTTCAATGTTGTCAGCGGGAAGTTGGCTGGTAAGGACGATATTGCTGTCAGCGTCCTCAGTGCCAGTAAGGGTTACGCGGAACTTGGCGTAGCGCACTTCTTGCTCCACTGCCGCTTGATCGACGACGGTGTAGAGGGATGGTGTGCGGCGCTTTGTTTCAATATCAGAGTAGAAGGTAGAAGGCATGATGTTTTTCTAGTTAAGGGGTAGGGGTTTCATGGCTTGCGATTAAGGGGACTCATCGCAGTAGATGACCTGCACTTTTTCGTCCTTCACGCGAACGGCACCAAAAGCAGCGTAGCTCATGATCTGGAGAGCATGGCGCTTGGTGGGAAGCTTGTCGATCTCAAGTCGCTGGGAGATCGGAGAGACCTTAAAGGCGGACTTGGTGAATGCAACGCAGGTGCGGACGTCGGTGCTGGCGCTACCAGTGGTGAACAGACGGTTGCTGATGATGGTGTTAAAGCCCATCAGCTTGGTCGGCTTGCCGGTCTGGCTATCGGAGAGCCACTGACCAACGATCTTGGCCCAGATGTCGTTCGGAGCGGCAGCAACGAAAGTGACGAGGTCCAGCTTCTGGCGAGGGCTGATGGCGAGGTAAAGCTCTTCCTGCTCGACGTCCACTTCAGCGGTCTCAAAGCGTTTTACGGCTTCCAGAATCTTGTACGGGGTCAGACCAATGTTGGTGGCAGCACCAGTCAGAGCGTAGTTCACTGCAATCTCAGAGGTAGCAGGAAGGGCAATGCTGGTGTTGAACGGATCGGCACCACCAAGGCTGGCGGCAGTGGCGGCTTCGATGAACACGGAGTCCATCTTGCGGTTCAAGCCAGCCTTCATGTTCATGATGATATCAGAATCAGGAAGGGCTTGGGTGTTGAGCCACTGGTTGTCCCATTGGTCGCGCTTGATGCCGACTTCAAACTGGCGCTGGTAGCCTTTGCGCTTACCACCACCAACGTCGGACGGGTTGCTGTCGCCAAAGCGTTGACCAGTGGTCTCAGCAGCTTCGATGATATCAAGGTCGGTCCAAACGTATTCTTTGGAGGACCAAGCGGATTCAAGGGTGCCAGCAGAAGCGAACTTCTGATTGGCTTGTTGCAGTTCCATTTCCCATTGGGTGGAGAACTGTCGGCGGAAGTGATCGGGGATCGTGAGTGAAGCAGAATAATCGGACATGATGTTATGTGAGTGAGAATTTCAATCTCGCTGCATCATCCGGTAGGCCGGTCTCGGGCCGTATCTGCTGCGCCGACTTGGAGAGTTAAGCCGGATGTCCGGGACTCAGTCGTGCATCACTACGGGATACCCTTATTTCCAATTGCAAGACAGAAAAAGAGCCGCCCCGGAACTTTCCAGAGCGGCCCTGATTCGATTGACGTCAAGTTGGTGATGCCTGTTTCCA